CTATTTTAACACCAAGCGTTCCTTCTAGGATAACAAGTAGTTTACTAAAATTAATAGACAAGATTAACAATCAAATAGAAAAACATAATATCAAAAAAAAAGTAGAACATGTCATTTTGATAGATAACAGAATAAAGACAGTTGGTAGAAAAAGAGATAATTTATTACGATCCGCATTAGGAAAATATGTCGCATTTGTAGATGACGATGATGATATTTCCGAAGATTATGTTATAGAATTGTTAAATGCTATAGATAAAAATCCAGATGTCGATGTTATTACGTTTAAACAAAATTGTTTTATTGAGGATTATCCAAAATCAATCGCTGTTTTTGGATTAAAAAACGAACAACAGCCATACGCACCAGGACAAACATTCACTAGGAAACCTTATCATATATGTGCATGGAAAAGATCTTTAGTAAAAGATTATCATTTTTCATATAAAAATTATGGAGAAGACTACGATTGGATAAAACAACTTTGGGATGTTGCTAAAACGGAATTTTTTATTGATAAAATTTTACATGCATATGTACACAGTGGTAACAATAGTGTCGCCAATGATGCTCATTTCAAAAATACACAATTATGAAAACTCTTATTTATATCGGCGCACATCGAGGAAATTCTTTAGCAAATTATATAAATTCTTATGATATTATTTATGCGTTTGAAGCAAATCCAAATTTTTGCACAATTTTACAACAAAGATTTATTAACAATAAAAATGTAAAAATAATAAATGCTGCCATATGTGAAAAACATAATACATTCGTTGATTTTAACATATCAACAAATAACGGAGACTCTAGTTCATTACTAGAAGCAAACAAATCAAATGAATTATACGATGCAATTTTATCGAAAGAAAAAATAAAAGTACCAGCAGTAAATTTATTTAATTTTTGCCAAGAAAATCAAATATCCTATATAGATACCTATTTAAGTGATTTACAAGGTTATGATTTAATAGTTTTAAAAACATTGGAAAAATATATTAATGATGGATTGATCGGAGAAATTCAATGCGAAGTTGAAAAAAATGATAAAATTACAATTTATGTAAATGAAGATGTAAAATTACAAAACAAAGAAAAAAATTTCGATGATTTATTAAATAAAAAATACGAAAAAATTGCTAAAGGTTGGGGACACTTGGAAGATGGTAAATTCGATGAAGTCCCAGAAGATTGGTGTGAACAAGATATAAAATGGAAACTTAAAAAAATATGACAACGATAGTAACCGCACTTTATGATATCGGAAGAGGGCAATGGAATAATCAATTTAAAAGAACACACGAAGAATATCTGACATATTTTAACAATATATTGTCTTTTGATTCTAAACTGGTGATATACGTCGATGAAAAAGATTTCGAATACGTGCTATCAGCAAGAAAAAAAATAGATCCAGATTTAAACAATACAGCTATAAACATTAAGAAATTTACAGAACTAGAAGCATATAAAAAATTTTATTTAAAATGCAAAGAAGTCATGCGTTCTTCTGTTTTTTTACAAAACAGACCGGAATCACATACTCCAGAAATGAATTCTGCTGAATATAACGTTATAAATTTTAATAAAGTAAGTTTTTTAGAGGAAAGTATCTTAAACAACAAATTTAACAGTGAATATTTTATGTGGATTGATGCTGGGTTTTATCATCACAATTTTCCTAAACAATATTGCTTTAATAAATATCCAAATCCAGAAAAAACAAAATTATTAGATGATGAAAAAATTCATTTTTTATCATTATCTGACAAAATTGAATTATCTTCATATTTAGATCCTAGAGTAAGCATTGCTGGATCAATGTTTGCGGGAAAAATTGAACCTTTAATGGTTTTCAAAAAACTTTGCTTTGAAACAATAGAAGAATTTTTAAATGAGAGCGTAATAAACGACGATCAAGCAATTTATTCATACGTTTACAAAAAAAATCCACAACTTTTTAATTTTTATTTCGGGAATTGGTTTCAAAACTTTTATGAATTTGTGTAATTGATTTATTTTATATAAATGCTAGTATAAAATGAATGAATAAAATAGTTTTTAAAACTCTTTCTATTAAAAATTTTTTATCGGTTGGAAACAATACTTTGAAAATAAACTTTCAAAGTGGTATCAATCTAATAACAGGTACTAACAAAGACAATAACACAAGAAATGGTGTTGGTAAATCGACTATTATTGAATCGATATATTGGTGTTTATTCGGAAACACTATTCGTGATATTAAAAACGATAAAATAATTCACAACCATCAAAAAAAAGGTTGTGAGGTTGAATTAAACATTGATATTGTCAATAGCGATAATAACATTGATTCTTATCGCATTATAAGAACATTAGGACCAAGTAAAATACAAATTTTTAAAGATGGTCAAGATGTGACATTATCGACTATACCCAATAATGATAAAGAAATTCAAAAATTAATAGGAGCAACTCCAGAATTGTTTAACAATGCAATCATCATGACGGCAGATAACACACTACCGTTCATGGCACAGAAGAAAATAGACAAAAGAAAGTTCATAGAAGGTATTTTAAATTTGAATATTTTTACAGACATGCTTTTACAAGCAAGATCTGACTACAATGATGCTAAAAAACATAATGATATATTGTGCAATACATTTGTAAATGAACAGAAACATCTCGAAACCTTCGAGTATCATATTCAAAGGAATTTAGAGAAAAAAAATATGAAAATTTCTTCTTTAGAGGAAGAAATCATAGAAATAAAAGATTATATCGTTTCCTTAGAAGAAAAAAAAGTGTCGATAGATGATTTCGATATTAAAATAAAAGAAACAGAAGATAAAATTATTAAATTAGAGACTGGTATTGATAAAATTGAAGAATTAATTTCAACTGAAAAAGGAAAACACGTAGAATTCAAAACAAAAATAAACTCGTTGAAAGACGAAATGTCGAAATTAAAAGATAAAAAAGCATATTGTCCTACTTGTAATAGAAAATTCGAAGATCATGATGGAGATTTGTTGAAAAATAAAGTAAACGAAATCCAAAATGACATTATTTTGTTAGAAAAAGAATATTTAGATATCACTAATATTATAAACGAAAAAAATGACAAAAAAAACCAAGCAAAATCTTTGTTAATATCTTTAAGAGATAAAAATAAAAAATTTTTATTGGAAAAAAATGCAGAACAATTAAAAGATCAAAAAATCAAAGAACAATTTACTAAAATAGATCATTTAAAAAAACAAATAATTGAATTAAAAGAAGAAAAAGATGACACATCGGATGAAATTGAAAAAATTAAACAAAATATTGAAAAAATAAAAAATGATTTAGATGAAGCAAAACAAAAACTTGCAATTTTGGATGAAGCCAAGTTTGTATTATCGGAAGAAGGTGTTAAAACATATATAATCAAAAAATTAATAGTAAACTTCAATCAAAAATTAAATTTTTATTTAAAAACACTTGACGCTCCTTGTTTTTGTGAATTTGATGAGTTTTTCGATGAAAAACTTCTAAACTTAGAAGGAAATGAATGTTCTTACTTTAATTTTAGTGGAGGAGAACGCAAAAGAATTGATGTTGCTATTCTTTTCACATTCCAAGATATATTAAGAATGTATTCTGGTAATTCTTATTCTTTGAGTATGTATGATGAATTATTTGATTCTGCTATAGATGAAGCAGGAATAGAAAAAATAGTAGAAGTTTTGAAAAAACGCATCGATGATCATGAAGAAATGGTTTATGTAGTTTCGCATAACAAATCATCGTTAAAAAATAACTTCGACAACATTATTATGTTGGAAAAAGAAAATGGACAAACAAAATATAAGATTGAAAATTAAACAGTAACAACTAAATTTTATTATGGCACTTAAATTAAAAAATGATAACAACACAAAAGGAAATATTGTATATGAATATGAACCAGTAGTTACCGGACTTGTGGGTTCACCGATAGGTCTTCCTGTTGGATTCCCAAAATATAGTTATGTTGGGTATAAACCAGTAAGAATACCATCAGCACCTCCGGTTGAAATGCCTGAAAGTAAATTGCCTAGAGCAATAAATTATTACGCGGATTATGGTGGTTGTGGTTTTTGGAGAATGATATGGCCAGAATATGTAATGAATGGATATCAGAAGGCATGTATATCGGGATTAACTCAAATGATTTTAGATATGCGTTTTTACGCACCTATTAAATCAATTAGAATGCAACGTCAAGCAACATCAACTCAAAATGCTTTCATAAAAGAATTAACAAAAGCAAAATCCAAAATGAATTATAGATTAATATATGAAATTGACGATATTGTTTTTAGTGATGATATTCCGGATTATAATAGATGTAAAGAAGCATTTACAGATCCTAAAATCGTTGAAAGTATTATGGAAATAATGGGAATGATGGATGAAATTACCGTAACTTGTCAATACATGAAGGAATATTATATAAATAAAACCGGAAATAAAAAAGTTACAGTTGTTCCAAATTATCCACCAAAATTCTGGTTGGATGGACATTATAATAGAGAAAAAGTAATCAAAAATTTTGAAAAAAATCAAAAAAGACCAAGAATTTTATATTCAGGATCAGGTACTCATATCGATGTTTTAAATAAAACTGGATTAAATGACGATTTTGCACACGTTACAGATGCTATTATAAAAGCACGTAAAAAATTCAAATTTGTTTGGAAAGGTTGTTATCCAATCAAACTAAAACCATTTATTGATAATGGTGAAATGGAATATATCGATTGGTCGCCTCTTTTAGAATATCCTAAAGGTTTGATGGACACAAATTGCAATGCTGTTTTTGCACCATTACAAGATAATATTTTCAATCGTTCTAAGAGTAATATTAAAATAATAGAAGCTGGCGGTATTGGCTTACCTGGTACATTCCAAGACATGTGTACTTACGGTATGGCAGATTACAGATTTAAAACCGGTGATGATTTAATTTCTCAGTTAGAAGTTATAACATCAGATTTTGATTTATATATGAAAGAATCCGATAAATCTAGAAAATACGTAGAATCTATGTGGTTAGAAGACCATATTGATGAATATGAAGCAATTTATTTTACAGATTGGGCATCGAAAGATAGAAATACGAAAAGTCCAAATTTAATTAAAAACAATTCAGATCAAAAAGTATAATATAGCAAAGTTTCCAGTTTGGATTTAAAGCTTGAATGATTTTTGTTTTGTGCCATAATTACGTTAATGGCTTATAGAAATGTTTATTATGATTCCAAAGAAGAATGCGTTCATCTTTGGACTTGGGATGAAAATGGAAACAGAGTAAAATTAGTTAATAGTTTTGAGCCTTATCTATACATAGAATCTCCAAATGGCACAGATGGGTTGTCTATTTTTAATACAAAATTAAAAAAAATAAAATTTAGAAATCAATTTGAAAGACATAAATTCATAAACGACACACCAATTACTCGTTTATTTCATAATTTAAACGTAGAACAGCAATATTTGTTGGATACTTTTAGAGATGATATAGATGTTGAAAATTTTGCCAAAAATAAATTAAAAATTTATTTTTTGGACATTGAAACATACGGTAAAAACGGTTTTGCAACACCAGAAGAAGCAAGCGATCCTATAAATCTAATAACAGTATATGATTCATATTCTGAAAAGTATTATACTTGGGGATTATCAAAAAATTACACATCTAAAAATGAAAATGAACAATATATTAGATGTGCTAACGAAGAAGTATTATTGCAAAAATTTTTAGTTTTTTGGGAAAACGACTATCCAGATTGTATATCAGGTTGGAACATATGTGGGTATGATATTCCATATATAATTAATCGTTTAGCACTATTATTTGATGATCAGGAAGCTAAAAGACTTTCACCTATTCAAAAATTAAGATTTGTCGAAAATGCATCTGTTAACAAACTTGGAAAAAAAATGGACAGATGGTATATTTCTGGTATTTCAATTTTGGATTACATGGATGTATATAAAACTTTTTCTTTAGGTGATAGAGAATCTTATAGTTTGAATTATATATCAGAATATGAATTAGGAGAATCTAAGATTGCATATATAACTTCATCACTTGCAGATTTAGCGGATCAAGACTGGGAAACTTTTGTTGATTATAATATTCAAGACGTAAAATTGCTTGTTAAACTGGAAGATAAGTTAAAATTTTTAAAACTTGTTAGAAATCTTTCATATAGAGGATTTATACCTTTTGAAAAAGCAATGGGGAAGGTTTCTTTGATTACAGGTGCGGTAGCTAACCAAGCAAAAAAACAGGGAATGGTTATTCCTACTTTTAATATAGAAAATATTAAACAAAAATTTGCAGGAGGCTTTGTCAAAGAACCCAAACCAGGTCTTTACGAAGATGTCGTAACATATGATGCTAATAGTCTATATCCAAATACTATTATTACTCTAAACATATCACCAGAAACTAAGATCGGAAAAGTTATTAAATCTGAAAATGATCAATACACTATAAAATTAGCCAACAATAAAAACGTAATACTGGAAAAGGAAAAATTTAAGAAGTTAATACAAAACGAACATCTAAGCATTACCGAATCAAAGGTTTTATACACGCAAAAATTTAAAGGAATTGTTCCAAATTTAATTGATGGTTTATACAAAGAAAGAGTTGATGCTAAAAATAAAATATCAGAAGCGGCAAAAAAAATTGAAACCGAAAAAGATGAAAAAATAATTAAAAAGTTAGAAGAAGAAATGGTAGACAACGATATTCTGTCTAACGTGTATAAGGTTATTTTGAATTCTATATATGGAGTTTTTTCGCAGATATATTCTCCATTATTTGATATAGATCATGCCGAAAGCGTAACTTTATCGGGCCAAGCGGTAGTAAAAAGAGGTTCTGAAATAGTTTATGAACATCTAAAACAAAAAGAAAGTTTTACAGGTACTATCGAAGATATTTGTGTATATCAAGATACTGATAGTGAATTTTTTTCTTTCAGTCAAATTTTTAAGAATAAAAACATAAAGCTATTAGATAATGATAAAAATATAACAAAAGAAGCATTAGATTTGATCAATGAAATTGGTGATATTTTGAATCAACGAATAAACGAATGGGCAATTTCTAAATTTAACTCTAAAGATAGTAGATATTTCTTTAAAAGAGAAAAGATATGTGATGTTGCTGTTCTACAGAAGAAAAAATATTACATATTACATGTATTAAATAATGAAGGTTCAAAAACTGACAAGTTTATATATAAAGGTCTTGAAGTTGCCAAATCGATTTTATCCAAAGAATGTAAAAATTTGATTAAAAGTATTATAGAATCTGCCATTATTTCAAAAAATAGATTAACTGCTAATAATTTATTTCAGAATGGATATGAGAGTTATTGTGAAATGACACCAGAAACAATAGCATTAAGAAAAAAGGTTAATAACTACGAAAAATATCAAAATAGTATGAATACATTAGGTGTTTTTGTAAAAGGCACACCAAATCATGTTAAATCGGCAATAAATTATAATTCATTGATTAAAAAAATAAATATTCTTGATAGATATCAAGAAATATCGAGTGGGGAAAAGATAAAAACGATATATTGTGCTAAAAACAGTTTAAACTTTGACACAATAGCATTTTCAAATGATTATCCGAAAGAATTCTATGCTTATGTTAAGCCAGATTATAAGAAAATGTTTGAAAAAAATATAATTCCACCAATTAGCAGAGTTTTTCAAATAATTGGATGGCCATTACCAGCAATTGGATGTGTTCAGGTTACGGATTTAGTCGAATTTTTTTCATAAAGAATTTTTTAAAAGATTCTTCATTTATTTTTCTTTTTAAATCGGCTAATTTAGTTAACACCTCATTTGTGGATAATGGTGGATTATTATTTCTTTGAGGTTTTGGTGAATTAAGTTCAAAATTAATTTCTTTAATTTTATTTTCTATGAAATTTTGTATATCAAAATCATTCATATCATGAAATGTATCTACGTCAAAACGTATTGACGGATAATCTTTGTGATAGTATTCGTTTTTAAATCTATCAAATAAAAATTTTTTTTTCACTTTAATACTTACTATGACTTGATTTTTTAATATCATCTTATAAAATATAAATGATATGAGTGATACAACAAATACAACAAATACAAAAGTTCCAACCGTCTTCTTAGATAGAGTTGGTAGAACAGTTATGGGAAATTTAGTAGATCAATCCGATCAAACAATTCTCAGAGTCGAAAATCCAGTAGTAATCATAGTTGGTGGTGATAATACTGGAAAAATGTCGGTTCAATTATTCCCATTATTTTTCAGAGAATTTTTGGGCGACAAAAATTCAGATGTTTATTTTGATTTTAAGAAATCTGATACAACTTTGACAAACATTGATGCAATCGACTTCAGATTACAAGCACAATATAACCAAATGTTTTCTAAAAACAACACTTTTGTTCAACAAGGCGAACAACCTCCTGCTGAACAACAAAGCAAAGAAAAAGTAGTCAATCTTTTTGATGAATAGATTGTCATAGGTCAGAAAAACCCCGAAAAGTTTTTGACTTTTCGGGGTTTTTCGTTATTATATAAAATATATGGCAAAAACTAAAAAAGAAAACTCGGAAGTTGAAGGTAGTAATGTTGGAACAATCGAAGATGCATTTAAAATTTTAGATGATCTAAATCCAGAGGCAACATATTTGGATGAAAATAGTCTATCATCAGTCAGAGAGTGGGTCGATACAGGTTCAATGGCATTAAATGCTATTATTTCAGGGTCTTTATATGGGGGAATTCCAATGGGTAGACTTTCTGGTTTTATTGGACCAGAATCTTGCGGAAAAACATTAATTGCAAATAAAATAATGGCAAATGCACAAAAAAAAGGTATGCATGTAGCATATTTTGATACAGAAGGTGCATTAGACGAAGATACTGCTAAAAGATTAGGATGTGATCCATCAAAAATTAAACATGCTCCTACTGAAATTACAGAACAATGTAGAAATCAAATTGTAAAATTTTTAGATAGTATTGTTGAGAAAAAGTTACAAGGAAAAGTTCTTATTGTTATTGATTCGTTGGGAAATTTGATAACAACACAAGAAAAAAAGAAGATTGATGAGGGTAGTGATACACCAGATATGGGAAACAGAGCAAAGGCACTCAAAAGCATGATGAGAGCTATCACGCACTCAGCAGCTAAGGCTAATTGTCCTGTCGTTTTTACCAATCATATATATGATGACCCATCACAACTACACCCAACTGCAATTAAGAAGCAAGCAGGAGGATCTGGGCCATTGTATATGGCATCTGTAATAGTTCAGATGGCAAAGAAGATCGAGAGAGCAAGTGATAGCAAGAATAAAGACTCAAACGAGACTACAACATCACTAGCAAAAGATATCAACGGTCTAACATTGAGAGTTTTTACTACCAAAAATAGATTTGTAGTACCGTTTTTGGAGACAGAACTTTATTTAAATTTTAAAACAGGATTAAATAAGTATTCTGGCTTACTGGAAATGGCCGAAGGATATGGTGTTCTAGAAAAACAAGGGCATCGTTATACACTAAATGGTGAGATGTTGGGATTCTTTAAAGAATTTAAAGACGATGATGCCATTTGGTCAAAAATTTTACCTTTACTTGAAGAAAAACTAAAACAAGAATTGTCATTTAAAAATGAGAATGGTACACTATCCCAAGATTAATTTTTATTTGAATGAAAAATTTACCATTGGATTTCGAATTATTCGAAAGAGTAATAATTTATAATGCATTATTCGACCAAGTATACCTTGAAACAGTAATTCATTATGCAAAACCTTCTTATTTTAAGGATAAGAACATAAAATGTGTTTTTGAATCTTTGTTAGAATTTTATGCAGAGCATAAAACTATTCCAAACATTACAGAACTTAAAACTCATTTAGTAGATCAAGAAAAAAGAGATGCGTTAAAACAAACTATTTTATCATTTAAAGATATTGATAAAAAATATGATAAAGATTTACTTTTAAAAAACACAGAGCGTTTTATTAAAGAAAAGGCAGTTCTTAGTAGTGTTCTTAAGACATCGATAGACATTCAATCTGGAAATATCGAACCATCTAAAATTTTAAAAGAATTTGAAGCAGCATGTGGAATTTCTTTGATTGATAATATTGGGTTTGATTATCTAGAATCAATTGATCAACATTGTGAAGATTTACAAAAAGTATTTAATGTCATCCCAACCGGATGGAATTGGTTGGATGAACGCATCGGCGGTGGTTTCATGGCCGAAGGACGAGCATTGTATGTATTTTTTGGTGTTACAAACGTTGGAAAATCTATTTTTTTGGGTAACATAGCAACTAATCTATTGAGTCAAGATAAAACAGTTGTTCTAATTTCACTAGAAATGCCAGAGCAGATATATGCAAAAAGAATTAGTTCGCAATTGTCTAAAATACCTTTTAAAGATTTATCATTAAATACCGATCCTCTTAAAAAGTCACTGAATCAATATAAAGTAAAAAATAAAAACGCAAAACTTATAATTAAAGAATTTCCGCCTAAAACAGTTTCTGCTTTAAATTTGAAAAATTATTTGGAAAAACTTACTAGGTCTGGAATAAAACCAGATGCTATAGTTTTAGATTATTTGAATCTATTAGCACCAAATACTAACGGTTTAAATTCATACGAGGGTATTAAAGAGATTACTGAATGTGTTAGAGCATTGTCTTATCAGTTCCAATGTCCTGTAATATCAGCAACACAAGCAAACAGAAGTGCTTTTTCTACCCCTAACCCTGATCTTGATATGACAAGTGAATCTATGGGGTTATCTCACACCGTAGATGCTCAATTTTCAATTTGGACAGAGGAAGAGGATTTTGAGCTTGGAATAATTCACATGGGAATTGTAAAAAATAGATTCGGACCAAGACAATGCCATACAGTATTAGAAATTGATTATGAAACTTTGTCATTGAACAATCCAGATGAAGTTGCCAAATCTTTTACGGCAAAAAATACACCAAATCAAAGAAAAAATCAAGTAATTGAAACCTTAACACAAAACGAAAGCATTTCGTCTACTTTAGATTTATTGGAAAGTTTAAGTTTGGATAGTGAAAATTGAATAGATGGTGTTAAATATTGATATGTCGGAAACATATCAAGTATTTACGCATAATGATTTAGATGGTGCGTTGAGTCTTTTGACCTTTATGTGGTCAAAACCAGAAGCTTCTATATCATATCAATCTGTTTCGAATTTAGAGATATCAAAAATAAAACAATTTATAACCAATACTATAAATTGTAAAAATGTTTATGTGTTTGATTTGGCATTGCGTGATGAATTTTTACCAGAATTAGATTCTTCGTGTGTTACAATAGTTGATCATCACGAAAGATCAATTCCATATTTAAATAAATTCAAATATTCGAAAATTTTACATAAAAAATACTCATCAAATTGTTTATTAAATAAAAAATTGTTCATAGATTCTAAAAACATAGAATTGTCGAATGAACAAAAAAAATTAATAGCATTGGCTGATGATTACGATTCCAACAAATTAGAATTAAAAGAATCAATCGATTTAAATATTATTTTTTGGACATTTTACAAAAATAATTTTTCTAATTTTATAAAAGATTATTATAATGGGTTTAAATCCCCTAAAGACGAACATCAAAAAATAATAAATTTAGAAAAAACAAAAGCATTAAAAACTGCAAACGAAGTTCCTAAATACTCTGGCATTTTAAACATTAAAGGAAAAGAAAAAAAAGTATTGGGCATACAATCAGAAACATTAAATGTTTTATCCAAAAATTTTATATTAAAAAACTTAGATTACGACCTCTATTTTTTTATAAATCCTAAACTAAATAAAGTAACCGTAAATCAAAAAAACGAAGAAAATCAAATAGATTTAAACGCATTTGCACAAAAATTTTGTGATGGTAACGGTGATAATAAAACAGCTGTTGGTAAAATAACACCGTTGTTTATGGAATTGACAAAAAATTTAAAAAATATATGATTATTACATCATCACAACAATTAGAAGAGAAATCAAACCCTGCCGATGCTATAAACTTGGAGGAATTCGAAGAAATAACATTAAAATTCGGTTCTTTTGTTTGTATATCTAAAGGGAAAAAATTAAACTATTTAAATCTTTTAAAATTTTTAGTAGATGATGCTAGAACTCAAAAAATATATTTTAAACTTTTAAATGAAAACAGTTTACAGAATATTATATCTGCATATTTAAAATCCACGCCAAACGTGTATAAAAAGATATTCAGATCCAAATTAAACCCTAAAAATAAAAAAACTTGAACGAAATACAGCAAAAAATATATAACATTTTTTTGAAGAATTTAAGATATGGAAAACCATATCAACAAAGAAAAGATTTTTCTGATCTCGATGAAGATATAAAATATACTTTAGAAAGATTGGAGTTGTTCTTTACAAAATATAACCACATAAACATTCAAGAATTTTTTGAAGCACCGAATGTCGTGTTTATAGATAACAAATATCCAGATATCAAATATTTCTTATCGAGAAATGCTATAAAAACATACACAACATATAAGAATCAAAGAGAGGATGAAAATCCAGAAAAACAACACGATGATATTAAACAAAGCGTTGTTTTTATTGGGAAATTTTGTATCAGAAACAATATCGAAATGCAAAATTATATAAATCATAAGTCTGGATATATTCCGTCATGGGTGAATCATTATAGACAAAGACAAATAAACCCATATTCATTGATGGAATTGGGAAATTTTGAAAAAACATTATATAATCTGACAGAAGAAGAAAAAGACATTTATGTTAAAAATTTGTGCGAAAAGGTTGAATCTTATAAGGTAAGATATCACAATTCGCCAAAGACAAAGGCATTTGTTAAACAATCAACAGAAAAAATAAAAGAATTTGTGAAACAGTACTTGCAAAATAAAAAAAACAGTGATAATATCTATAACGTATGAGTAAATACACACAATCATTATTCGAATCAATTAAAGAATCAATCAATAAAAACACCGCACAATCAGGAGAAAGTCGGTTTAAGGACTTCATGAAATTTGAAGTAGATAAAACATATGTCGTCAGGTTGTTGCCATCGGTTAGCAATCCAGAAAGAACATTTTTCCATTATTACAGTCATACTTGGAAGAGTGTAACAAACAACAACGTTATGTCTGTTTTATGCCCAAATACATATGGCGAAGTTTGTCCAATTGATGAATATCGTTCCAAGGTTTATATGACCAAGGATGAATCACAAATCGAAAGAATCAAGCCGATCAAGAGAAATGAAAATTGGTTGGTCAATGCTTATGTAATTAAGGATCCAACAAATCCAGAAAATCAAGGAAAGGTAAAAATTATTCGATATGGCAAACAACTTGCCAAAATCATCGATGCCGCAATTTCTGGTGATGATGCTGACGAATTTGGTCCTAAGATTTTTGATCTTAGTGAATCTGGATGCAACCTTAAGATTAAGGTTGAAAAAAATGAAGGTGGATATGCCACGTATGTTGGATCTAAGTTTTCAAGTCCTTCTAGAGTAGAAGATCTTGCTGATGCAGACTCTGTTTATTCGGCAACATTTAATTTAGATGATATTTTCGATCATAAATCTTATGATGATATTAAATCACTTTTCAGCAAGCATTTCTTAGGGGAAACTGAAGAGGTCATTGAAGTAAGTAAGAATGAACCAGAACCTGAGAATTTCGACAGCTATGCTGAAATTACAAACACTGGAAATCAGTCTATTCAAAGTAAAAACGACGAAGAGACTGACGAAGATAGAAAAATGCAGGAAATCTTGAATGATCTTTAATATATGACACAACAAGAAGCATTAGAAGCTGCAAAATTAGCTAAAGTCATTGGATCCCAATTGGGGTCCATTGACAAGTTAATGATTGACCCGTCGAGATCGGCCAATCAAATAGATTTGAACAGGTTTATTTCACAGGTTGTACAGCCTAATAATTCTGCGAACTACCAAAAAAACTCTTCCGGATATGTTCCGGAAGAGTTGGTTCAAAAATTAGTACCGGACATCTCTAATAATATTCAAGTAGAACAAAGTAACATCCCAAATCAATCAACAAAAATGCAAAAGAAAAAATTTGTTGATTCGCAACAAGAATCTTTTGTTGGAATTGATGATAAAAATATGAAAAAAATTGCATCTTCTCTTGAGAGAATATCCAAATCATATGAAAAGTATGTTGAATATATTTTGATTAAGGGAAATGTCAACAGTGTTTTAAATGACTGAAAAGATAATACCTATTCCCAAAACAGTTTTAGAAAAATTTCTAAAACCAGTTAGTAGAATAACTGAAAGTTGTATTTTAAAAATATTAAACGATGATCTGTACACAATTTGTACCGCTCAGGATAATACTTTTTTTCTGTACGCAAAAATCAAATTACCTTTTTCTTTAGATGAAGGTAAATTAAATTTAATAAATATTAAAAAATTTTTAAATGGGTTAAACTGTTTGGGAAATGATGGGGAGTTTGTTTTAAAGTTAAATTCAAACAATGTAGAGTGCAAGATGTCATCTGAAACAACCAATGAAAGTGCTTTCTTTAAATATCATTTGATCGATGATGGTATCATAAAAGACTCTACATTTAGTATCAAAAAAATTGCAAGTTTAGGTTTTGATACTGAATTTACAATTACTCAAGATAAGATTAAAAAAATAATTTCAGCATATTCGTTTACAACAGACGTTTCAAAGATTTATTTCTATTCAGACGAAAATAGAAATGTTTTTTGTGAAATAAACGACAGAACAATGCAAAATGTTGATAATCTTTCAATGTTTTTGACAGATAAATTGGTTGGAAACGATATACAAAAACCAGTTCCAGTAAATATAGAAATTTTTAAAAATTTAATTGCATGTAAAGGCGATGTAAAAGTTAAATTAAATTCAGAATCTAGAATTTTTATATTTCAGACGGATGATGCAGATGGAGTTGAATTGAAATATATAATTTCTGGACTTGTTAAATAGAATATTGATAATAAGTTTATATATATGGCTAATAAAATTACAACAATGGGTTACTTCATAAAAAGATTGCGTGATAGTGGTTATGTAGTTGATAAATTATATAATGATTATGCAAAACACGATCCAAGATGTTGGTCTGTTGTTATTGATCCAAAAAATACATCTGTAATTATTACATTTTTTAATAATCATAATTTTTTAGGAGAAGAATATTTTAGTATTCACGATGGAGGTCAATTTTTTCCAGAAAATTTTAAATTAAAAACAAGTTCAATCGAAGTTGTTATTGAGTATTTGGTTAAATTTGGAATCAATAACAAATCTGATACATACAAACAGTAATGTTATGCCTAGAAAAAAACAAATTACAAAAAACACAAACACGCAAACTCTTTCTTCGTCTGGAAAAGTTGAAATGGGAGAAATTACAGAAAAAGTATTCGATGAACTTAATAAAAAAGAATTAGAGAAGAGCTTGGATCGTTGGTTGAAAGCAAATAGTGATAGAAATTCTATTGCAATGAGAGATTTGGGTCTTTTGAAATCAATTATAACCGAATATTTAGATACATTTATTCTTTTTGGTTACAATATAGAGGGAGAAAGAATTATTTTACAGCATTATACTAGTTCAAAAGACAGAGATGCTATCATGGAGTTTTTAAAAACTATTTTTATAAGACAACAGCAAGATAATTTTTTAGATTGACATGACATATTACACAAATCCATATTTTAATCAAAAGTATGTTCCAGAAACATACACATATGATGAACTTGACAAAAAAATTGCATTGTCTGGTTGGGATATTTTAAAGAATCCATCCGATGAAATGATACCATATTTATGTCAATTATTAAAAGTTGCTGATATAGCAGATGTTGATCCTGCCGTTATTATTCAAAACGAAGAAAATTTTGATTTTAACAAATATTTAGATACATTTTATAAACAATTATCTTCTATGGATGAAGGTAGAGTCAATTTTTATGAAGTTTGGCAAGAACTTTCAACTACTATAGTTCCTAGAGCATTGACACAAATAGAATTAGCACAATCGGGTGGATGTCAAATAATCGATGGGTTTATTTGTAACTCCGATGGAGTAAAAATAAAAGAAAAAACCAGTGTTTGCGATGAAAATTCGGATTATAAATCACCTATAACATATGATCAAATAACAAATACTGTTACAACTTTCATGGATCGTAAAAAAGATGATCATGCGATTAATTTTGTAGTATATCTAAGAAATAAATATTTAAATCAAGGGTGGACTCTACAATTATTTTACATGGAAAAATTTTTTCTTTTTTATGTAAAAGCTTCAAAAGCTGATAACGAAACAGCATTTTATAGATATTACAAGGATCGAAAAGATTATATTTCAAACAATTTAGGTATTGCAATAACAGTTGAAAATTCTATTAAAAACTCTGATTTATTTGGAAATGTTGATATTTTAGTAACTTCTAATTTAATAGAATCTTTTTCTTCACCAATACCTAAAACATATTCGTGAAATTAATCACAATCTCTGATATCTTTATTATCGTTAGGTCTTGTTGTTGATCCACCATCTTTGACGAAAAGATCATCTGGACAATCGAATCCTATACTCAAATCAACTAATTCGTCTGGTTGAATTGAACCATCATCATCGTAATAAAAAGTACCATTGTCTGGAGTTGTATTTACGAAATCATTTCCCTCGAATGCATCATCGCTATTGATTCCGAAACTTTGATTTCTTCTTCTTCTTGCTTTAGAAGCTCTAGAGTTTGGTGAATTGTATAAATACCCACCACCTCCACACGCACCACCACTGGATTTGGGACCAGGTGCTGTACCATCGCCTGATTCATTGGCAGGTATAGGAACACTACTAGCACCAGTTCTTGCACCAGCCCAATCTTCTCTAGTATCATAATAATTACCAAGTGGGAGAGTATGATCATGTGTGTGATCTTGTGGAGTGTTTGTGTGTCCGTGTGTGAAATTTTGAACAAACCCCCAAGATATACCTGGTCCAGCAGAATTAAGACAAAACCCATAATATATACCTGTTATGTTAGTTTCTAATGTCGCTGTTTTTCTTGCTAAATCAAATACTTCCAGTCCGAGCTTATATATCGCTGATATATCAGTCAAATTACCAGGCATTGCTATGTATTGTAATAATTGTAAAGTAGTATCTGCCACAGCAGTAGCTATTCCAGTAACATTCCATTCCGCGCTATTGTTTACTAGTTTAGTTGAACCAGATTTTGTAGTTTGTTGACGCATCGATCTGGTTATTAAAAACGGAGCGCATAAATTCCCATCCATAGAAACACTACCATGGGATGTTATATTACTATCAACATGAAAAGAACCACCACTTCTCACATGTTTACCGTCTAAAATAATACCACCAGTTCCAGATCCATCGTTTGCATCTATTCTAACTATTTTTCCTTTAATAGTTGTTAAATTACCAGAAGTTAATAATGCCTCACCTTCGGTTGCAACCAATTTCAAATCTCCTGCTGCAATGTGACCTTGACCTCTTGCTAATAAATCAAAACCACAAACTCCGGTTTTAATTAATAATTTACCAACTACATTCAAAGTAGCATTTCCATTAATAGGAGGTTGTGGATTAGTGTATCCGATTATAGGAACTCCTCCACCTTTTCCGGATTGAGCAAAAATAGTTGATCCTTTTGAATCATGAGCGGGAGCTAAAGGATGTATTCCTACTTGTTGATATGGAGTTTCTCCTTGTTCCATATCGGAAAGACCTACACTAACAACTAAATCACCATTTAAAGAATATACTTTTTGTGCAGATTTTAATATGTTTGCTACTTTTTCAATTTCTTCTTGATTACTTTTATAAGTTTCTTCTGCTGCTTTATTACCAGCTTGTAATTTTTTATCAGGAGATTCTACCTTTCCATCCTTACAACCTGGATTACCACATGTCCCACCCAAAACCGCTTGACCGCTAATTTCATCCAACATCGGAGCTATAAAAAAATTATATAAATTTTGCAATATGTCTATCGCAAACCCCATATATGGTGGAGTAAATTTTCTAATTGTTTTAAATAATCTAACACCAAATCCACTTTTTTTGTTTACCAAATATACTTGAGCGCATGTTCTACATTCAACCATGTCTCCTTTTGCACTTTTCATGGCATCTTTTTTTGCTTTTTCTATCTTTTCATAAATTTGCGCCATTTTTTTGGCAGCATCTCTTTGTTCTTTATCTTGCTTTCCTTCTAAAACAATATTACTACCATGTGTATAAATTCTATTATCTCCTGTAATAACTTCTTGCTTGTCTCCTTTTGATGTTACGTATATTTGACCATCAGATTTTATAGACATGTCACCGGATGATGAAATTATTGTTCCACTGTGTAACATTTTCATAAAACCACCACCAGCATGGGTCCATTCTGTATATGATGCGTCTTTTTTTAAACCAACTGTAGAATCAATAGATACATCTTCTTGAAAAATAATACTACCAGCATTTGTTTGAATTGTGTGTGGATTTCTACAACAATCCTTTGCTCTTTTTTTCTTTGGTGTTTCTATTGGCATATTTATTATTTATTAAGCTTGATAAGCTTGTCCATATTCTGATATCGCGGATGCAAAATAAACTGGTTTTTGTATATCCCCACCGTAAAAGAAAACCCAAACTCTTGCTCCTTCTGTTGGAGATGATATAACTCCTTTGGCAGCACCAGCAGGAGAAGGGTTTCCTTGGGCTGGAATAGCACTAGCCAATGGATCTGATATAACAGGGTTTGATTGATTGTTTAAAGCTAATTGTGGAGAAGAAG